ATTATGTTGTAAAATCTAATAAATCGTCTATGTCTAAATTGAAGCTGTCTATAAGATCAGCAGGTAAATTGTCAAAGGCTTTTTCGAAAGGTTTAGTAAAAAACAGGCTAGGCTTAATTCCTTTTTCTTTGATTGATCTTGCTAAAATAAATCCTATGCTTTTGTAGTTACCTTTCTTGTATCTTCCTTTCTCATCTCTTAGTCTAATTCTCTTAGCCTTTGCCCATTTAGCTAAAGTTCCTGTATGATATTCCATACCAGTTACCTTTGAACTATTTTTATAAGAGTAAGGACTTTTTCTAGTTCCTATATAACTGCTTTTTGTACCTCTTACACCTTCGTCTATAAAGTTTCCATATGGCAACATATAGAACTCTAAATTTATCTGTGCGCCATTATCATATACATCATAATCTAAAGACTTGTACAAATCACTAGATACATTTTTGCCTTGCTTAGTAAGATTAGTCCTAGCCTGTTGTATTACATACTTAGCAAACCTATTTAATTCCTCTTTTGTTTTGTCAAAACTCATTAGCAAACTTCTTGATCGTTCTTAATCATTATATCAAATGTTGCTGCCCATCCTGCTAGCAAGTTTTCAAATCTATCTGTGAAAGGCTCAAAGGATACATCTCCTATGATCTGATAGCCCTCTCTGTACAAGCTACCTATTCTAATCTTTTGCAGTAAGTTGTTTAGTACTCTGAATTGTGCATTAAGAATATCTTGCTCGTTCGTGTTGCCTCTAAATCTGTTTGTAGTAGGTTTCTTTTCTACATTAACAATATCCATTCCTAAAAGACTAACATTGAAAGTAAGTGTTTGCTCTCCTGATGTAACAGAATTTACTATAAGGTGTGCTAGTGGAAATATAGTTTGCTTGTTTAAATCTACATCAGAGATATCTCCATAGGTAACTGCATTTACATTGATGTCCTCTATAAGAAGATTCTCTATTAGGTCTGTTACTACATAAAAACCTCTTGCTGCTATATTCATTTAAACTTACTTTTAATTTGTTTTGATTCTATGTCTGCTTTCTCTTTCATAAAGGATAATGCTAATAGTGCCTTGTGTACATTTAGTTTAGTGATATCTTCAAATCTTGTAATATCTCCTTGAGCGAGTGCGTGAACTGACGAGTACCAACCCCACTTTGCTCCAAATTGAGAAACTGCTGTAAAGCTGTTTCCTCCTTGTGTTCCAAATAGTTCATCATAGTCATTGACAAGTCGATCCCTAAATGATAAAAAAAAAGTACCGCACTTAGTGCTGCATCTAAAGGCATAGCTTTCATATAGCCTGTCTCTTTTGCTGTGTACTCTTCTATTGAGTATCTTTCTCCATATCGATTCTTGATTGGTCTATATAGAACTCCCATTGCTCTATCCATCAATTCCCAGTCTGTAAGATAGTTATCTAGGTCTATGTATTCTCCAAAGGATATATCTTCTAGGTTAGGAATAAAACCATACTCTACACCATCCATAAAGAAAGTCTTTTTAAGTGCAGGCTTCTCATTAAACATATCTGATAGAATAGCACATATACCATTTACATCTGCTAGCTTTAGCTTCATTACATCTGTAAGTTTCAACTCGCAGAATATCTCTATCATTTTGCTAGATAAGAATCTCTCATCTGTGTTCTCGTTCTGTATTTTCAAGAACTTTTGATATTGCCCTAGTGTGATCTCTGATAACTTGTCAGGAACTGTAATATCTATCTTCATATATATATAACGTATTTTTCTAATTATTTTTAAAAATAAAAAAAGGGCAACTAAAAAGCTACCCTAATTTAAACAAAAACATCTAACTAAAACTATGCGACTCCCATAGCTAAGTCTGCAAATTTACATAGGATTAAAAAAGCTATGGTTCCTATGAGCGTTACCAAATGAAGAATGAAGTATTTTTTAAAGTGTATCATAATTGTATCTGTTCTATTATTGCCTCCTCTATATTCGAGTTTATCAAGTTCTTTAATTCTCTGCCATCTTCTGTAGTGATGCTTACTAAAGAATAGTTTCCTGCGTATCCTACTGAGTAATCAGCAGTTTCTTTTTCATACTCTATGTAGTATGTTCTATCGTTGTGATCAAGTGTTGTGCTGTGTATCATAATTCTTTTTTAAAAGGGGAGTTGCCTCCCCCTGTTTTTTACTTTTGTTTTTTCCAAATTCTATAGTGTGATTGTTCTTGATATCTATTTTGGAATCTTTTTTTTACACTTGTTAAATGTCCATTAAATAAACATTCTACTTTTCCATCAATCAACATTTGATAATTCCAGTCTATTATTTCGTTAAACTTATTAGTTGGTTTAGTAATAATATCTTTACCTGTTAGTTTTATAAGTTCGCCTTTTAAACCTGAATAATTTTCTGTTTGCACTACTTTTCTCATTTGTCGTTTTTATTAGTTAAACTTTGTTTTACTCTGTAAAGATAATATTATTTATTTAATTAACAAATTTAAATAACTTTTTTTATATACCACAATATCCTGAATCGCATTCATTAAAGTCATCGTCAAACAATTCAGCTTGAGAATTCCATTTTATAATATCACTAAAGGATAGGTTCTTGTCCTTATACCATACATCTTTTTTATGTTTAATTCGTTCTTTTGAAGCAAACCAATCAATTTTACTAGAATGTTTGTCATACATTTTTCTAATCAATAAAGGATTTTTATGAAAGCATCCCACACAATTATTCATCCAAGCAAATCTTACTGGCTTATCTTTCCAGTATTCTTCTATTGTGTCTTTGTAAATATTATCTTCTATTAAAGGAAAACTAGGTTTTTGCCATTCAATCATATCCCATTTGTTCCTAGTACCTCTTTTTCCTACAATAGCTTTCATTTCTAAAAACCCATTACCGTTAGTCTTTTCTTTTGTTCTCTTTGCTCTTTTAGTTTCATTTGCTCTAAACCCAAGTCTAAATTCACAAGGTGTATTAATTTTTTTTCGCCACCATTCAAATATTGGTTCTAGCTTCATTTGTGTTGTGCAATATCTTCTTAAAGGATCAGGAAGAGTTCCAGCAGTATCTAGTACTTTGTCAAACGTCTTTCCTGTAACCCAAGCAATCTCTCTGCCTATGTATTGTTCAAGGTCTAACATTGTATAGATTATTATATCATCCTCTGCTGTGGCTATAAAAGGAGCCTGTATCCTATCTTCTACTTCTTGTCTTATCTTCTTATCAGGAAATTTAGATTGTTCGTGTTCAATTCTTACTAAAGCAAAAACATCATAATCCGCAGGATAATTTGCTGCTATGTAGCTAGAAGTTTTACCACCACTTAAAGTATTTACCTTTATCATCTAATTGCATATTTTCCGTAGTTAGGTCTTGATAGAACATTGTAAGTGGCATATCGCAAAGAATCAATAGTGTGATCATTTGCAGCTACAGGCTTATTGAGTAGCTTGCCTGTTCTATCTTCTTGCCACTTGTAGTTTCTCATCTCTCTTATTAGATTGTCGCTCTGTGGGTCTATAACTAGCTTGTATCGTTTTAGTAGATCGATTCCTGCTCTAATACTATCTTGCCCTTTTAGAGTTGGTCTAACCTTGTTGCCCATCCTTCTTAGTTCTTCTATTAGTCTAGGCTCTGCTGAATCTATATAAACATACTCTTGCAAGTTTTGTGTTTTAAGGAAGTTGTGTAGGTCTGCTGTTGTCATCATAGTTCTATAAAGAAGTTCCCTGCAATATAGTGTGTAGTCTTTTTGATATACCTCAACTAAGCTACTTGGGTCTACAGAGAATCCTAAGTCCATACCATATCCTACAAGCTGTGCATCCTCAGGTCTTTTACCTTCTGTGAAACTAAATATAGTAGCCTTACTTATTCCTCTAAGTCCTAGTCCATAAATCTGCCAGTATTGTTCATCTGTTTCTTTTAGCCTCTCAATTTCTTCTACTAGAGTACGGTCTAAGAATGGATTGTCTTTATAAGTTGTAATGTAAAAATCACAGTCTTCCCTAGTTAGTATCTTATCGTATATGAAGTGAAATTCATCAGAAGGGTTAAAGTCTAAGATTATTTTATCTAGTGTTCTAAATACAAGTTGATTCCATTGCTCGTATGTTAACTCGTTGGCTTCATTACAGAATAGCATATCTCTTTTTCTACCTCTTACTTTTTGTGGCTGATCTAAAGAAATAAATTCTACTAGGTTTCCAAATAGCTTATACTCTGAGTTTGTTTTATTATGATCTTGCTCCAAGTATATGTCGTGCTTTTTTAGTATCTCAAAGAAATCTCTCATTACTGTAGCTCTAAGAGCTGGAAAAGTATTTCTACATATTGTAACAGTCTTGCCTGTGTTTATGTTGCAGTAGTCAAAGATTATCCATAGAAGTATATTATAAGTCTTACCTGACCTTGTTCCACCTTGATGTGCTACTATCTTCTTAGAAGTAGTTTGTAAGGAATGAAATACTTTGTTAGTCTTTATCTTCAAACTTGTTTACTATCTCGATTTCTATTTTAGGAGGCATACCGTCTGCTCCTGTTATTTCTTGTCGCTCTACATAGCCTCTATACTTACCTTTTGTTTTTAGGTAGAATAAAATCTCATTTGTTTTGCCACTCTTAATATTATCTAGTAGCTTGCTTTCAGCCATATCTATTAAGCCTTCTTGTATTTCTTCTACAGCTTGTGCAAACTCTTCATCATTGTTCTTCCATACATAATACGTTGCCCTGCTTATTCCTGCTGATTTGCAAGATTCTTGTACGTTGCCTAAGTTATTGGCAAACACTTCTAAAAACTTTTCTTTATCCCTCATTTGTGTCTAATTTGTCTAAAACATTCTTATCTGAGCCTGATGCTCTTTTAATCTTTTCATAGCTGCTTTATAGTAATCTCTATCCAATTCACAAGCTGTTAAATCATATCCTAAATTATGGCAAGCGATTGCTATTGAACCTGAACCTAAATGGGTGTCAAGTATTTTATAACCTTCTTTTGCGTAGTTCATTAAAAGCCATTCGTAAAGCGCAACAGGTTTTTGAGTTGGATGTATTTTGTTATCGCATTTATTAATGTAGGCATCTGCTCTACTGATGTAGTAAATTTTAAAAGTGTTAATCGAAGTTTTGGCTAATTCTCCATCTTTAAAAATGCCATTAGAACCTTTGTTCCAAATTATAATCCCTGTCAAATCTACATCAAAAAAATAATTACCTCCCCAAATTATTTGATTCTTGCTAATCCTAAATAATTCCTTAAAATATTTTTGATCAGGGACTGAACTATCCCAATTAGACTTATGGTATTCTTTGTATCTACCACTTCCTATTTTTTTGTGTGCTAATACTTCTTGTCTTTTATCTATGTCAATCCCATAGGGAGGGTCAACAATAGCTAGGTCAAAGTAATTATCCTCATACCTAGCCATTAGTTCAATATTATCCTCGTTTGTTATATTAATGCTCGCCTCCATAACTCATATCTAAGCTAGATTCCTGCAATCTCTTTTCTTCTTCCTCTATCCATTTAGCATCTTGTATTAGCTTTTCCTCATACATATCTCTAACTTTATTACTAAGTTCTATTACATCCTCGTCTAGCAAGTAGTCTACCTTGATCTTAATAAACTCTTTACGCATTCCTATCTTACCTTGCTTTTCGTTCATTAGGATTTCATAAAGCCATCCTTCTAACTCAGAGTTGTAATGTATATAGATGTCAAAGTTTTTTAGTGAGTGTAGTATAGTGGCGTGGTTTCTATTCATTATTTTAGCAATGTGATAGGGTTTCCTTTTATGGTACTTGCACAGTAAGTGTATGTATAACGCTCTTGACTCTACTGTCTCTCTTCTTCTGTTTCTATCGTAAGGATCATATCCTGTTACTTTTCTTACTTCTTCTCTTAATTTGTGTTCTATTGTCATATTAAAATATTTCTAATTGATTCTCATTTTGATTCTTAATAACACCTAAGGCAGTTTGCAATATTGTTTTGCCTGCCTCATAATCAACCAGGTTTCTTGCTATTTTATTCGTAAGCTGTTTGCCTTTGTAATTATAAAAATCATAGTCGTGAAACTCACAAAGTTTTTTAACTTCGTTTGTACCTGTTGATATTTGTATTTTTCTTTCACTCAAAACATTTGGTAATTTAAAATTTGCCCAATATAAATGTCTACCCCTCTTATTTGCAGGGATCAAAGGCTCATAATATGGTATAACGTTTTCTACTACATACTTTCCTTTAAAATAATGTTGTAAAAATATTATTTCTTGATATAAACTCATACTTGGATAAACTGGCTTTGTTTTTGTGTCATAATTACTACTATTCCAGTACCTTGCTCTACTATGTGAAGGACAAGGAGGCGAAGTCCATATAAAATCAAAGTCTTTATAATAATCTAAAAGATACTGGTGTGCATCTGCTATTACAACTTTGTCATTAGGAAAACGCTCTTGATACAGTTTTGCAAGTTCTTCATCCCACTCAACTGCTGTTACCTGGACATCTGTTACCTCATCCCATTTATATCTATTACCCCCTAAACAAGCATATAAATTAAGAATCTTCATAATATTCCTTCTAAATAATATTCGTCTAAATCTACTCCTTGTAAAAAGAAAGTCTCATATATCTTAATGGCTTCTTCTACTTTTGCTTTTCCACTTAGGTAGAATTCTTCTGAGCAATGATAGATTCCTATATCTAAACTCTTCTTGTCTATCGCTATAAAAGTAAACGCATCATAAGGCACCTTAAATAACTGACAGTACAGATAACATTGCATATCGTAAGAGTACTTTTGTGCTGAGTACTTGAAGCTGTTCTTTAGGTCTGTAGTTGTTTTAAGATCAACGATTCGATTCTCACCTAGTATGTCTGCTTTACCTCTAAATGGCATACCCATTACTTCCCCTATTGCAGGAACTTCAAATTCTGTGTTCTGTAAATACTTTAACGCTTTCTCATTTCTTAGAAAGGCATCCGCTAATCTCTCTGCATCTCTCTTCTCTCTTTTAGTGAATACCTTTCCGTGTTCTTCCTTTGCTAACTTATAAGCCTTAGAGTTCTTTGATTCTACATCTACAAATACTTGCGAGTTAAATACATCGGGTTCTAGTATTGCTGTGTGAAACAACCATCCATCTCTTAAAGGCTGTGATTCAGGATTGCCATACTTTGTTACATTGTAGTAAGTCTTAGGACTTGTAAGCAATAACTTTAAAGAGGAACTACTTAGCGCAGCTTTTGACAAGTAACCATAGTAGAAACTATCGTCTTGCATCTTCTCTAGTATCTCTTTTTCTTCGTGCTGTGTTCCGTCTAGTAATGTGATCATATCTTGTTTAGTTTTTCTTCTGCTTTTCTTGCTCTTTGGACTGCTCTTAATTTATCTGCTCTATACTCTGATACAATGTCAAGCATATTATCTCGCTCTTCTTTTAGCTTAATGTTATAAAATGCTATCTCACTCATAGCACTTATTATCTTATCAAGTTCTTTGTTGCTTTTTAACTTTGACCACTTTAATAAAACTTCTGATACTAAGTTAAAGTTGTTTATGTACTTAATATCTTGTAGCGTGTCAATCTTTAAATAGGTAGCTTCCTTTGAACTCCTATTGAGTATATTGTTTATCATATCTAAAGGTTTTTAACAAATATAAATAAAATATCTATACCTGCAAGTTATTTGCTTTTTTTTGTGTACTTAATTTGATTGGCATTTTTAATATGTCTTGGCTGTAGCTGATTGTCAGGCGCATATCTATATCCTAGAATAGGATTGATTCCTAAGTTCCAAAAGTCATATCTATCTTCGTTATTCATTGAGTTGCATTATTGTAGCTTGTGATTCTTCTAAAAGGTAAACAGCTTTGTTTGCTCGTTTCTTAGTCCATAGTGTAGTATCAGGGCAATACATTTCTACTGGTTCAGGTAGTGTGATCTCATTTAGCCAAAACAAATAGTTGGCTTTAGGATCATTTACAAAATATAGCTTCACCATATCGTGAGGCATATCCATTAGCTGATCGTATTTGTACTTTTCAAGCATCTTAGTCTCGTAGTACTTAGTTCTAAACTTCATCTCTACACAACACTCATTTCCTTTAGGTGTTCTACCAACTGCATCGTAATGCTCAAAGCCACCACCACACCATTCTAAATCCCAACCATCAAAATTAAGTAGAGCTATTAGTGCTTTCTCCCATTTATGTACATCGCTAATCTGCATAAGGGAGAGCGTAAATATCATTTAAATCTTGTATCCACCTCTTAACTTCTTTAGGGTTACAAGTGCAAGGCTTGTAGTAAGTGTGCTTAAAATACAAAGCGTGTAACTCGCTAATCATAACAAGTTCTTCGTGTGTAACAGTATTTTTTTTTACTGATCTAAATTTTCTCCAAAGTTTTTTATCTTCTTCGTCCATCTTTTCTATTGATTTTAATATTGTTGAGTGCTTCTTTTCTGTCTTCACATCCACAGTCTTCTATTCCTATCAAACCTGTAACTTTTTCTACAAGCCATTTTATTCCTGTGTATTTAAATATTGTTTCTAGTAAGTCTCCTAATCTCATAATAGTCTTTCTTTTAAAATTTGTTTTACTTTCTTATAAGTGTTGTACAAAGAGTAATAGCTTATGCCTGTGTTCCTAGATAACTCTGACACACTCATCTCACCATCTAAGAGTTCAAACACCTTTCTATCATACCAGTATAAATCCTCTAAGGTTTCCATTACATCTTTATGTATTTCATTATGTGTTTTGTCTCCAATCATATCCTGATCTGCTTGCATCTCTAACAACATAAATTCTGCTTCGTCTATATAGTTTACTCTTTTTTCTTTTCTCTTTAGGTCTAAAAATAATGTTCTAAGTATTTTGTATATGTAATAATAGTTTACTGTTTCATCGTATTTAATGTCTAATCCTGATTCTAATAGTCCGTGAAGTTTTAAGTACATCTCTTGCACTAAGTCCTCTGCTGTGTCGCTATTGCAGCCAAAGGACTCTACGATCTCACACCATTGTTTATGCTTTTTATATGCCTGTATTAAAACATCCATTAAAGAATAGTTATGTGTACTCCAAATAAGAAAAACATTAATGTGATCTGTCTGTAAAAATTCTCCTCATCATATTCTGTGTCAGGTTCTAGACTAGGATCATAATATAAAATACCTGCACTAATTCCATAAATAGGAATAAATTGAATGTTTACTTGCGTGTCTCCAAAAAAGAAATCAATCATTTAAATAAGTTTTGGTCTGTAAAATAATCTAATATTATAGCAACTATTACTACTGCTGATGCTCCACCAACTAACCATATGATAAATTCTATAAACTGCATCATATCTCGCCTAGTGTTTTATGTAACATATTTTGTCCGTTAATAGTAAAGCCTACGTTGTTAGGAACTGATCGCATCATTATTGGGCTATCTATTCCTGTAGGTCTTCCATTAGTATCCATATCCTTGATCTTTCTAATATGTACCATAGAATACATCCAGTCAGTTGGATGCTGCGTGTACCTGTGCATTACTAAAAATGAATCAGATCGGTTAATATGCTTACCCCCTCCTTCAGCATCTGATCCCCAAGGTGCAACAGGATGTCCTGCATATTCGTGATTAGAAGGATGTAGCTTTCTTAAAGCCTCAGTAGCTGCGTGCATACAGAGTAACAACGTAATATTGTTAGTCTTGCAAAATACTCTAAAAGCAGAACTAGCTTCATAGTCGTAGTCGTGTTTGCTAATACCTCTAAGCTGTGATTTGTCAATCATAAGTGAGTTATAAGGGTCTATCATAAATCCTTGATAGTTCCACGCTTTCTTTATCTCTTGTCCTAAATCTAAGAGTTTGCTATATGTATATAACGTATTTGGATCAATAATTTTAAAATATTCATTTACCCATCTTGTCTTTTCTAGGAAAACTTTTTCTTCTATTTTATTAATCGGCAACCCTGTTAGAAACTCTATTAGCTTTCTGATAATAGTGTATGCTTCATTCTCACTAGAATATATTAGCCATTTAATTTTATGTTTTACAGAGTACAATAACATAATGTAAAGTATCGTTGTGGTCTTTCCTGTGTTGCTATGCCCTAAGACAATATTGTATTGCCCTAGAGAGAGTTTAAAATATTCATCAAAGTCAGGTATTCCTAGCGTGTATGCTTGTCTTACTTCACCTTTTCGAATTTTATTTAGCTTATCAATTTGTTCTTGGATGTTTAATATCATAATACTAATTTATATAAAAAATTTTTAATGCAAAAAAAAGGGGCTAAATGCCCCCTCTTCTTAAAATGGTAAATCTACTTCCCTGTCAGGAGAATGATCAGTAGAAGTCACTTCCTTTTCCTTCTTCCACGTATTCACCTCTGCATATAGCTTACCACTCTTCGCTTTCTTAATGTCGATGTTTAACCTACCTTCATTAGCTGCTGCTATTCCTTTGTGCTTAACTAAAGTCTTAGCAAACTGTTCTACACTAACTGATATTCTCATTGGTAACCAGTCCTTGTCTGTTTCGAATGCAAACATTCCGTCTGCAAATAATTTTTCTGTACTATCCATTATATACGTAATTTTCAAATATTCTTGCTGTTTCTATAATCGTCTGCTCATCCCAGTTGCCACCTTTTGAATATAAGTCTGTGGCTCTGTTTAAGGAACTCTGTCTAATGATATACTTTTGTACATCGTCTTTAGGCGTGTTACCTCTTTCATTAACTTGTTGCATTGGGCTATCATAAACCAGCTTACCTGTTTGATACTCCTCATTTTTGTCATAGGTTACTACATCTCCAACATTCTTTTTGAAGTCACCGACTGCTAAGAATCCTAAAGAGTCACCATTTGCAAAAGATACTTGATACTTGTTAAAGGTTCTTTGACCATTGCTCCAAGTGCCTTTTGGCTCTACACTTGTAATTTTACTTTGCATAATAATTGTTTTGATTAATTTCTAACTTTGCCTCTAGTTCGGCAACCTTGTTCTCTAGTGCTTCAACTCTGACTATATAAAGTCTTAGTAAATCTTCGCTATAAGTCATAGCCAACTACTTTAAAGTCAACTCTGCTTTGTAACTCTTCTTTACAAGCCTTCCTGTAAGCATCTAGTAATTCTGGATTTCTAACAGCATCCATAAGCTGTTCATTGGAATAATACTTAATGTTCATAATACTTAAATTTTAATGTTACTTGTCAACAAATATAAATAAAAAAATAAATAAACAAAAAAAAAGGGCAGAAAACTTAATCTCTACCCCTTCTTCTCCAAGTATTATGATAAACTTATAGCAAATATAAGCATTTGTATCCTACTTTAATACTCTTTTTAGTTCTTTTTCATAGTGCGAGATCATATCTTCTAGTTCATCATTTGATATCTTGACAGTTGTTTTGCTAAGTAGATACATTTTCTCTGCTGTTTCTTCTCCTAATCTTCTAGAGAATTCATAAGCCTTACCTTGACCCATAACATTGCAGCCGTAGCATTGGGGTCTGGTATTATCTTCGTGCCATCTAGTTGCGTAGTGCTTGCGTGACATAAAATGTCCATTCTGTATCTTTTTAACTGGATACTCCCTGTCGCAAGTGAAGCATTTTACTATACCCTGCTTGTTAGCATATTTATTTCTAACATACTGAGAGAATATAATATCTAGCTTCTTAACTAGTCTTGATCTGATAGGCTTTTTAGCCATTAGTTAAATCCTTTTCATTCATATGTGCCTCTAAGATATAACCATCTAACGGATTTACAGAGGCTATTGCTCTATATATTTTTCTGCTTACAGCTTTAACTTCTGCTTTTTCTTTTTTAGTTGAGTCGATTCCTAGATTCGTGTACATATTTGCATCGATCTCTAAGAGAGCATCAACTTTTCTTTTAACACTCCAAGTCTTGTATCTAGTAATTTTGTTTATCCTTTCTAAAATTTCCATCTTTTTTCTTGCAAGTTATAAAAAATATTTGTTTTTTGTCTAACTACTTCTTAGTAACATACTCTTAGTAACATAGAGTAACAACTATATACTAGCTTCTCTTAGAGTAACATCTTAGCTAAGAGTAGCAATTCTTAGAGTACATAGAGTATTCTTAGAGTATCTAGTTAATATTTAAAATAAGGCTTTCTAAGAGCCTAAAAAGTTGCAAGGTATATACTTACACCATAAACGACTAAAAGTTCCTATATGATGTCTTAAAATGGCTTAAGTGTCCTTATTGTCCTTTATAGCAGAACCAAAATAATAGCCAAAGATACTAAGTGCTACCCCTTCTACTATTCCTAGCAAGTGTATAAATATCTCTTTGTTAGATGCAGGAACTTCTGTAGTCACTACTGTATAAACTAGAAAAGCAAAGGCTGATAACCCTACTAATCCTGTAACATTAAACATCCAGTCAGTACCGTATTGTCTAAGTGCTACTTCTCGTTTTCTTGCTGAGTCTCTATCCTCTACTTCTAGCCTATAAAGTTCAACAAGCTGATCGTGTGCTATCTGTTTATCTTCACTACTCATATCAGAGTCATCTATTAGATTCTTAACAACTCCTAGAACACCTTTGTCAGGTAAAAGATTGCCTACTACATCAAGCACGCTAGGTGCTGTTTTAGACAAAAATTTACCTAACCCTGTTTCTTTAAACTTCTTCTTTTCAGACATAGTGTATTTCCTACTGTGTTAGTATGTCCAGACAGAGTTTGGTTTAGAGTCATCTGTGTCACAATGGATGAATGTTTTTGCAACTCCAATGCGTTTAAATCCTGCTCTGATAAGGGCATTAAGTATAATGTATCTTTCACTTCCACTACTGACTGCAATATCTGCTGCGACTCCAATAAGGTGGCTTGAGTTTGGTACTCCACCGACCTCTGCATTTCTCTCTTTGGTTCTATATCCACTTGTAATCTTGAAGGATATTCCTGCAATGTCTCTTGCGTGATCAAGTTTATGAATAAAGTTAGTATCCATATTGTTACCTGAACCAGGAAGAGAAGGGCAGTCAAATTCCGATAAAGTAAAGTGATTGAAGTTCATCCTATAACAGCTAAGATTATCATTATTATAACAAAGGTTACAAAGATAGTTTTACCTCTACCAAATATACCATCATACCAATTCTTGATATACCAGTTCTTAATCATATCAATAGCCTCTCCACCTATTAGTTTTATCTTATCCATCATTTTCTTTTTTTATCAACTTTTAAATACTCTAGGTCTTTCATAAAATCACGCATCTCTAAGGTTATCTCTCTAACCTCTGCTTCTAATGCTCTCTGATTCTTCCAAGTGTATTCCTTTTCGTTATACTTTAACTTTGATACTTCAGAAGTGTTAGAATCTATCTTGGCACTTAATGAATAATAAGAACCAATAATAGAAGCAAACATTGCTCCTATAGTAACTATTTGCGTAATACTGATACTTACATCAGCTTTACCATCTCCGTCTAAATCAATCTTTGCCATTAAGTTTTTGTGTTATTTTTATTATTGTGTAACCTATGGCAAGAAGTAAAGATATACTCTGTAAATAAGGATTTACTTCTGTTATACTAATTGCTAATGCTCCTAAATTTAGAAAGTATATCTTCAAATCTTCCATCAGTTTATTCCTCTGTAGTTTCTAGTGCCTCTTTTAAAGCCTTTACAAAAGCATCTTTACCAAAAGCTAACTGTTGCAAGTTAAACTCGCTAGACTGTATCTTACGTTGCAAGTCTGAAATGTGGTTAACGATTGTTTGTTGTTCCTGTGTCAAGTCTTCAAAGAAATACTCTTTGTCATCAATAGTAATTGGTGTCTTTTCTTTTTTTGCCATTTTACTTAAATTTAAAAATTAATAATTATGCACCTATTGTTTTGGTAACCACACTAGGGTTTACCTTTTCTGCTATCTGTGCATCGATAGCATCTTTTTTAGCTTGTACTTCTTCTGCACCCATTGCAGCTTCTACCCAACCATTAACCTGCTCTTCTGTTATAGAATCGAAGTCTGTAAAGTTAGTTAGATCAGAAGTATCTAAAGCAATAGTCCCATAAGTACTTCCTATGTTCTCATTGTCATCCTCTCCTGTTAGCCTCCAATGTACGTTGAAGATTACATCGCTATGTCCTTCTAGTGAAGGATAAGTGTCTACTGTTTTGTTATTCCAAGTGTAAGTCATTTTATTGTATTTGTGATTTTAAGGTTTCTATTTCTGCTTTTAGTTCTTGTATTGCACCTACTAATAGTGGTACTAATTTGCTTTGGTCTATACCTTGATAGATTGCGTTTCCTTCTTCATCTACTGCATCTTTTTCTCCGCTAATAGCTTCGGGTACTACATCGGCTACTTCGTGCGCTAAGAAACCATCTACTGTTTTGTCAGCATCTGCAATAAAATTAAAGCGACTTGGTTTAAGAGCATCCACTCTATCTAAAGCACCTGTTATAGGCACTACGTTTTCTTTTAGTCTGTAGTCAGAAGAAGTATTGTAAGAAGTTGTAGAGCCACTTGTATTAATTGTTCCCACTACCCCATTTGGATTTGTAAAAGCCACTAAAGTAGTCCCTCCTGTTGTGCTACTGCTTGCAAAAAAAGTTCTTCTATTATTTGATTCAGGTATGAATGAAACCCCTCCATTTGGGTAGCCATCTCCTATATTTACACGACCCCCACTCGTTATGCGCATTCGCTCGTCAGCACTTGTGAGGTTTGCTGTTGTATGGAAAGTAATATCTCCTCCTGAAGCATTTGATGAACCTATTTTCATAGACGTACCATCTGCTTTAAAAAGCACAACTCCCGCTCTTCTAAAAATACCTGTATTTTGTATTTCTCCATTTACGTCAAGCGTTCTTTGAGGACTTGTAGTACCTATTCCTACTTTACCATCGCCTTGAACGTGTAAGACAGTTCCAGAACCTCCATAACCACTAGAATTAAATAAGTCTTTAACTTGAAACGCGCCAAGACTTCCAGTATATGTAACTCCTATCCTTCCGACTGTATTGCTTGCATTTGCATTATCAGTAAAGTTTATACCCGCTAAACCATAAGCATTAGAACCCCAACTTCCTTGATATGTAAGTTGCATAAAATCTTTATCCCCACCTGAAGAAACAATTAATTCTCTCAAAGTAAGTCTTGTTTGTGGATTCGAAGTCCCTATTCCTACGTTGCCGTTGCCCTTTATTGAAAATAAGTCTGATGTTTCTGCTGCATTTCTAACATACATAGCGAAGTTGGAACCAGAATCACCTGCTGACAAGAGCAAACCCGAAGGGCTTGATGCAGATGAATTTTTAATGTAAGTAGCCCATCCAGCCGTATTTCTTAACACTTCTAAAGGTGAAGAAGGACTTGAACCCGCACCTATACTTAACCTCGCAGCACTCGCATCCCAGTAAAACGCTTCGTTGTTAGAAGTATCTCTAAAGGATATGTCGCCTCCGCTCTTGATACGCATTCGTTCTGTAAATGAAATAGTAGAGTCAGCAGCACCACTTGCAGCATTTCTAAATATAAATTCGTCGTTATCTAAAAATAAGTTTGCTACTTCTCCTGTGGCAATTCTTTTATCAACATTAGAACCATCTACATAAAAGTTGTTAGAAAACATACTATCTAATGACGTGTCACTATGTCTTGCTATAATGCTACCAGTACCCCCAAATTGAATATGCTGCCAAACAGTACTTATTGAAGATTTAGGAACTACTCCTATCCCTACATTTCCACTAGAATCTATTCTAAGACGTTCGGTTGCACCTGTGTTTATTGCTAAACCATTTGATATTGTTGAAAAAGAAATTTTCTCTGCGCCATCCCTTCTAAAGCTAATCACTTTTCCATCTACACCTGTATCATTTAAAACCAATAAAGGCTGGGTATCAGCAGTAGTTTCTCTAGCAATAGTCATTACACCGTCTTCAAGCAAATATCCTGAACCAGTAGTTGCGCTATATAAGGCTGTATTTGTATTATTTATCAAAACATTCCCACTACTATCTATACGCATTGCCTCACTATATCCGTAGTATCTTGGATAAAAAACTAAATCAGAACCATTTGCGTCTGCATTAGCTTCTGAACTAATCTTTGCGCCTGCGAATCCGCCGCTTGTATTGTTGAACTCAAACTGTAAAGAAGAACCAACTCCTGCAGCGTGCGCACCAGTTGTAGTATTTGATAAAATTAAAGAAGCAGGAGCATTATTATTTGTTGCACCAGATTGATATTGGATTTTACTATTCCCTAAAACATCAAGTTTAAAAGAAGGACTATCAGTACCTATCCCCACTCTATTATTTACACCGTCAATAAAAAGGTCATCAGTATTAAATGCAATATCTCCATCGTGCGCTATATTAAAACGTTGTGTTCCATCGACTTCTACAATAAAATTGCTATTCAAAGCACCTGAATTTCCTGCATCTACACTTATTGTTACATCGCCATTTCCAGTTCCTGAAATTGTATGATAAGGGTCTCCAGTGCTTACATCGGTAAATCGAATTGTAGGTACAGTTGAAGATATTTCTAAATCACTATTTGGTTGTACTGTTCCTATCCCCACTCGATTATTAGAACTATCAACGTATAAAGTGTTAGTGTCTACTATTAAATCACCTGAGATTGTACCTGAAGAAGCACTAAGACCTGCAACATCTAAATCTGCTAAAGCATAGCCTGTACCTCCTGTGTTTATTGTAGTAGTAGGTTCATCCTCTAATCCTTTAAATAGTTTAAACGTATCTGAATCACTAGCATCCTTAAATAACCCTGCATACTTTGTAGTAACCCCTGAGTCTAAAGAGTATTTTGCATAGAATCCTGTATCAACTGAGTTAGCTGCATTTTGATTAGCCATTTCAATTAATGGGTCTTCTACTGATAGCGTCTCTGTATTTACAGTTGTAGTTGTACCATTTACTGTTAAGTCATCTGAGATTGTAACACTTCCTGAGATAGTTCCACCTGTCTTATCGTACTTATCATTCTGTAAGGCTGTGATGTCTGTATCATTGCTAGATATGTTTGTAGCGTTTGTTGCAATATCCGTTACATTAGTTGCAATGTTACTTGTATTAGTAGATATGTTAGAAGTATTCGTACTAATATTACTAGCATTAGTTGCTATATCAGTATCGTTAGAAGTAATGTTTCCTTCAGCAGTTGTTAAGCGTGTATCTAATCCTGCAATGTCAGTATCATTACTAGATATGTTAGCAGTATTGGTGTCTATATTAGCTTGTAAAGTTGTATCTGCACTTGATCTAGTACTTGCCTCTGTGTCTATATTGCCTTGTAAGGTGTTATCATTAGCTAATCTTGTTGCAGCTTCAGCATCTATATTAGATTGTAAAGTAGAGTCAGCAGATGTTCTGTCAGATATCTCTGTAGCAATATTAGCTGTATTAGTATCTATGTCAGCTTCTGCTGTTGTTAATC